CTTGTAGATTCTAATGACATATCACCTAGGCTTGTAGGAATACAGTCAGTATATCTTATTGTTCTTGTAGTATTATTGTGGCTTGACAATATAGAAAGTGTAATATCAGAATATGTAGGAGGTACTGTACTAGTTCTATCAAGAGCTCTGGATTCATTTGTCTGAACCATCCTATTCATCCAGTTAAACATTTCTGTATAAGAATTTAAATTCTCATCTACAATAATTATACAGGTAAGCTCAGTGAATGTTAGCTTATCACCTGCAAAAGGCACAGAAGAAATATTCCTATAAGGAACTTCCATTGAATTTACTGACAACGACGGGTGTAAAACAGTCTGACAAAAGAATTCTAGGTTTGCATAATGTTTACGGTCAATCGTGAGTTTAAATGCAGAAGGCTGTAAATAGTTTAGATTATTCAGGCCAGATGAGCTTGATGTAGTACTAACATCAACTGTTATATTTGTATTTAAATCAGGCATACCACTCTCCGAAACTTTATTCTATTTATACTATCATATTACGATTGAAATGTACACAGTTAATTTACATAAAAAAAGGGGCGACTAAAAGCCGCCCCCAGTAATTCCGAAACTCTTAATCTTATGTTAAGATGTTATCAACACGGAAGATTCTGTAGTACTGGTTGGTTTTAACTGCAGCCAGACCATTTGCAGGTGTGTCACCTACATATGGGTTAGACGCCATGCCATAACGAGTTTTAAACCCGATACGTGGCTGGAAGTCATTCTCACCAACGGCACGGACCATGGTCAATGGTACATATGGGCAATAGAATACACCAGCGTCATATGGGTTAGTACCCTTATAACCAACAGTGATGTAATCACCAGTTGCATACGGATCGATGTATACTCTCATACGACCGTTCAGAACACCTGCGAATGTGTTGCCTGTATCATCTACATTCAAGTTTGTTGACAATGCTGGAGCATAATCCAAAGTACCTGAAGCAACCAGTGCTGAAGCAACATCTGATGAACAAATCATGATGTTACCTTTACCGCGACGTGTGTCTTTTGCGATTTGGTTAGCTTCACGCTCTAGTTGAACGTGCAGACCTTTGAACTTCTCAACTGACCAACGACCATCAGCATCTGTTGCCAGGTTGAAGATACCGTTGATAGCAGTGTTAGCTGTACCAGCACCAGTTTTAGCTTGGCTGTTAATTGTACGTACAACTTCACGGTTGATTTCTGCCATGATCTCGGTTGACAAGATGTTTGACAATTCTGATTCTGCATCAAGACCGTGGATAGCTTTCAAGTCTTGTGCAAGCTCGAGTGTGTACTCTGCTTTCAATGCACGTGACTTGGCTGTTACAGTTGATTTTTCAATGGTGAAACCCATTTCAGCAAACTGTTGACCGCCAGTACCGCCTAAGCCTTCAGCTTCTGCAGTTGAATACAGATCCAAACCAGCCAATGGATCAACGCGCTCGTCGTCGATTGTGCCTGGGCCAGAAGCAGATGAATCTACGCCAGCAAGACCTGATGGTGATGCACCCATTGCAACTGTACCTGAGTCGCCTGAGTAGTTGAACGCTGCTTCGTTGAACAGTGCTTCATCACCAGCAGAAACACCTGATTTTGTGTTTTTGTAGTTTGACTTCATTGCGAAGATCAAACCTGTTGGACCAGCCATAGGCTGAACACCACATACGTCATATGCCATCAAGTTTGGCATAGCACGACGTACTAGTGAAATAAGTACAGGGTTCCAGTTAGCAACACTAGCAGTTGTTGTACCTGCTTCTGACAAGAAACCTTGCTCTTGGTTAGTTTGCTCGGCTAGAGCTTTTTCTGTATTTTCAAGAATGACAGCAGTTACTGCTTTCTTGTGGGCGTCAGAGATTTTGCCTGCTGATTCTTCATTAAGAACCGGAGACCATTTCTCTACGAGACGATCATATGTATCCATTATAGGATCTCCTTATCGATTAGATTTTCTAAGTGCTTCTAGGTACTGAGCCATTGGTCCAGAAACTTCTACAGACTCATCTGTGTCCATTTCAGTATCTTCAACAATTGAAGACTCAGCGGTTTTCTTTGCGAAATGTGTTTCTTTGATGATTTTTACTTTCTCAGCGAAAGTATCAGCATCTTCGAAATCAATATTTTCGACAAATGATGTTAGCTTTTCTACTTGAGTTTCAGCAAGATCTTTAGACGCTTCACGGATAACCGCATCACGCTTAAATGATTCTACTTCTTCTGCAAGTGCAAGAGCTTTTGACATTGCATCATTGAAGGACTCTTCGAGCTCTTCATTAGCTTGTGCCAATTCGTCAACCAGGTCGACTTTGGATTCTGGTACTTCTACATAAGATTCTACGAACAGATCTTTCATCTTGCTCATAAAGCCTTCTGCAATTTCAGTACGCAAACCAGCTTGTACGGCCAATTTGTTTTCATCCATCCAATTCTCAACCACATAGTTGAGGTAGCTATCTACTTTCTCTACGAGGTCTTCCTTAGTTGAAGCAACTTCTTCCGCTAATTCGGTTTTGTATGCTTCTTCCAAACGATCGACTTCTTCTGAAAGTTTCGCTTTTACTGCTGCTTCAAAGATCAAAGCTGTTTTGGCTTTAAACTCTTCTGAAAGAGTTGCCTCAGATTCGACCAATGCATCAAGCTCATTTGAGTAGGAAAATTCTACTTCTGGAGCTTCAACCATCACCGTAGAAGATTCATCAGCTTCTACTTCTTCCATTTTATACATCGCTGTCAAGGCCATTTTGTCCATGCCAGCCATACGGCTATTCATTGCAGTGATCAGACCAGCTTTAGTTTTTGGCATTGGATCTTGCTTAGTGTTGTCACCCTTGCGCGTTGGCGCTTTACCGGTGGCATCACCTGCTTTATCCGTTGCCGCAACAGATTGCTGTTCTGCGTTCTTTGGATCGTGAGCTTCTTCGATTCCCTCGTCGAGCTCAATATCCTGATTTTCTACTTGATCAGTCATATTTGACTCCTTATAAGTTAGATTTCAATAACGAGAGGAAATTCTTAAACTCGCGAGTTTGAACCTCGTAAAGGTCCGAACGCGGAGCACGCTTAATTTCAGTCTCTATTTTTTCAATTTCTTGAGCTTCAATGATTCCATTATTCCAGACCCACTCGACACCTTCCATAATTCCATTTACAAAAGCATTCGGTGCAGATGGATCTTGTACGATATCAACCGTATTAAGAATAAAGTCATCCTTGACATACGCAGTACCACTACGCTGCTCAAGGCTACCCATACCACGAGTTGAGACACCTAGTTGAACACCACCTTCAAGAAGACCTTTTACAATCTGACCCATCGGAGTATCCAATATTCGTGCCTTACCCATCACATTACTTCCCTCCATTTTGAGATCGGTAATAAGATGAGATACTTTATCTAAGTTAACAGTAGGACCATCCGGATGGTTTAGTTCACCTACTGCTCTCTTAGCATTAACCTGTTCTTTGACATATTTATCTACAGCCTTTTCCATGATTGGCTTTGGATAGATTCTGCCATTTCTATTCTTTGCTTCCGCTTGGGCAAAGACGCCTTCGATGACATAGTTCTTAGACCCGTCTTCTTTAGCTTCAACAATGCACTGTACATCAGTTTCAGTATATTCTGTAATCAGTTTCATTTAGTTGCCCTTAGCCTGTTTAATAAACTCCCTGCCCATCTTCTCGGCTTCACGCTGAGTACGATATGCATCTAATCTTTCATTATCGATATAGGTAATAAACTTACCCTTTTCTTTATGAATCATTAGAGTCACCCCGCTTATTTTTTTATCATAGACATGCTCACCCGGTGGCATGCCTTTTGACATTTTTTCGCGAAGATGACGAAATTTTATCATTTTTTAAATCCTTTGAGTTTATTTATAAAAATAAATTATTCTACTTCTTCTAATTCTAACTCATCGATAGCATCTTCAATCTCTTCATCAGTGATATCTTCTACATCGATATCATCATCAGCTTCCATCTCTACTTCTTCTTCTGGCTCTTCACCATTAAAGATAGATCCAGCAACAGAGATTTTCTCTTGCTCTAAAGCGTCATTCATTCTATCTTGCATTAGTTCATGAAACGTAGGCCCTGCTTTCGCAAAGTCCTGGTCAACAACATTATTAATTAAATCTTCAATACTCATAATTTATTCTCCGTTAGTTAATTTAAGTTGCGTATGTTTTTACTGCTAAACCATTACCTACAAAAAATTCATCGCCGTCAGCAGTATTTAGACAAACAGCTTGTTGACTTCCTACACTATGTGTATAATCTCCAGTACCTAGCTGGTCAGTTCCAGATATATCAAGTACATCATTAGCAACAGCTTGACCAATTCTACGTGCTATCTTTCTATTTCTAGATACCATTATATTTGCCCGAAGTCTGTGTTAGATGTTATAGTTGTACCTGTGTGGTTGAAATTTGTTTGGTTGAC